CGTGTGGAAGGCAGTTTTTAAAGGAATATTGATTGTGGCTAAAATGGTATGGAATGGAATAAAAGCTTCGGAAGTTGCAACATGGAACAATATTAGAACAGGAATCCGACTTGTTAAGGCGGTATTTACGGGAGACTGGAACACAATTAAAAGTATTGCATTAGGTGTTTGGAATAGTATTAAAAGTGGATTTTCGGGCATGATTGAAGGTGTGAAAAGTATTTTAAATGGAGTAGTTAAATACTTTAGTGACAAGTTTAATGAAATTAAAAGTAAAGCACAAAATTTACCTTTAATTGGTGGAATGTTTGGAAAAAACTATACAGGAACAAACTACTGGTCTGGTGGGCTTACTACTGTTGCCGAGCGAGGGCCTGAAATGATTAGAATTCCAGGACAGTCTCCATTTATTGCACAGAGCGAAATGCTGATGAACTTGCCGAAGGGTACTGAAATACTCAATGCTTCAAGGACAAAGAACACATTAAGGGATAGAGTAAATAGAATAAAAGAAAGAGCTTCTAGTTTGGGAAGTAGTGGCTCAACTGTTGTAGGTGGAGACACTATAAATATCACAATTAATGCTGGAAGTAATTCTAATGCAAATGATATAGCAAGAGAAGTTAGAAGAGCTTTGGCTGAAATGAAAAATAAAAAAGAAAGGGTGGCGTTTGGATAATGAAGACAAAAGTATATAGGACAGTTAGCGGAGATACTTGGGATTTAATAGCTTACAAAGTCTACGGAAATGAAAAATACTTCCATAGATTGATAAGAAATAATCTTAATTTAATAGGTGTATCAATATTCCCTGCGGATATTCCTGTCATTATCCCTGAATTTGTTGAAGAACTGGAACAGGAAATTCAGGAAAGTAAACTGCCACCGTGGAAAAGAGGTAAATAATGCTGGCTAGAGGAATAAAGGTAATAGTGATATTTAACGGAGTGGATATATCTGAAGATATATCACATTCCATCTCTTCCTTGAATTACACGGATAACTCCAAGAATGCAATAGATGACTTGGAATTGGAACTGGAAAACATGGATTATCGTTGGTTAAAGGAATGGTATCCGGACGAAAATGCTCAATTAATTGTCGGAATATATGAGGATAATGGAAAAGACGGAAGTTTTTTGGACATTGGAACTTTTTATATTGATGAGCCAACCTTTGATAATGATAGATTAAATTTGAAATGTATAGCAATCCCGTTAGATGGAAATATACGTGATCAGAAAAATACTAAAGCTTGGGAAAAGATAACTTTAAAAGAGCTTGTTAATCAGATAGCAGTACTACATCAAATGAATGTAGAAATTCATGCAGATAATGAATATTATGAAAGACTGGATCAGGAAAATGAAACTGATTTAGCTTTCATAGACAGAGTTATCAAAGAAACTGGACTGAGTATGAAAATATCTGATGACACAATAATAATATTTGATGATGATGCAATAAAAGATAATGAAGTAATTGAAAAATTTAATATCCGTGATAGCCGAATCCGTAGTTTTAGCTTGAAAAAGAAAAATAAAGGAATATATGACAAAGTGGAAGTTTCGTATTATGATCCTGACAAGAAAAAATTAATAAAGGAAACAATGACTAAAGAGGAGCTTGAAAAACGGAACGAGGTGAAAACTGATGCCTGATAATTACAAAAAAGCTAAAGCAAAACTCAAAGAAAAAGCAGATAAAAAAGAAAAAAGAAGTAAAAAAGAAAAGGTACAAAAAATAAAAACTAAAGGTAAGTCTGAACCAAAGAAAGTGGCCAAAAAAACTTTAAAGGAAAATTTAAAACAGGAATATCAAGTAACTTTAATAGTTGATGGAAGCACTAAATACATGGCTGGAATGATTATTGATTTAGATGAAAGCTGGGGTAAATTTGAGGGTAAATATGTAATTGACAAAGTTAAACATGACATTACAGGAGACTATGCATGTGAGCTTGAGTGCATGAAAGTCGGAGCTAGAGAAAATGCTGAAAAGAATGCTAAAGCTCAGACTAAAGAAGAACAAAAGAAAAAAGAAGCAGAAAAAGAAAGAAAAAAAGTAGCTAAAAAGGCTAGTAAAAAGAATAAGAAAAGTAACAGCAATAAGAACAGTAAAAATACTAATGCAAGTAATAAATCAAGTAATAAAAACAATCCGACTAATAGAAAAATGAGCAGGTAGAAAGGAGTTAAAATGTTAGAAATATTAAAGGCTGGAGAAGTAAGTGCAATAGATTATAAGACAGGAAAAGTAAGAGTTTTATTTTCTGCAGGTGATGATAAAACGAGTGACTGGCTTAACATTTTAGTTCCTTTTTCTGAAAGTCATTCTGACAATTATATGCTTTCGGTTGGTCAAACAGTCTACTGCTTATTTTTTCCGGAAATGATGGAGCAGGGAGTAGTGCTTGGTTGTCCTATGCGGAACAGTTCTGCAAGTGCAAGTGAGGTAAAGAGAACTTTTTCTGATGGTGGATTTTACAGCTATGACAATGGAGTGCTGACGTTGAATCCAGTTTCAAAAATTGTTATTAATGCAGATGCAGAAATAAATGGAAACTTGACGGTATCAGGAACAACTATTACGGGTGGAAGCATTAACCTTAATACTCACACTCATAGTGGAGTTACAGTTGGTGGAGATAAGACAGGAGGGCCTCAATAATGATAGGAAGTCTTGGAGATGTAATATTTGAAGTATCTGATAAAAAAGTATCTTCAATTAACAATGAACTTTCACGGACATATAAAAGTAAAATATCTGAGCATAATGCAATATACGGTCCTGGTATGGTAAGACATCAGGGAAGAGAACTGATAGAAATAAGTTTTGGAATTTCTTTAGTTTCTTCATTATTACCTGATTCATCACCGGCAGAAGAGCTGGATAAAATAAAAACTATGTGGGAATTTGGAGAATATGGTTATTTAACATTCGGAGGGCAGACCTTTGGAGCTTTCCCTTTTTTAATAGTAGATATGAACGAAAAAAATTCATATTTTAATAAAAAGACATCTAGCTTTGATGTCATAAATCTGGAATTGACATTAAAGGAATATATAGATAACCCAAAACTGTATAATCAGATAATAGAACAGCTAAAAGCTCAAAAAAAAGAACAGGAAAAACTGGCAGAAGCGGAAGTTGAAAATGTTCAGGAAGAGCAGAAAACAAAATTAGACCAGCTGAAAAATAATATAAATAAAGCAACTGAGAAGATAAATAAAACATTAGAAAAAATAGAAAATAAGAAAAATGAAATATTAGATAAACTTGAACAGATTAAAAAAGATTATAAGGTTCATGAGTTTATGAATTTATTAAGAGCAGGATTAATTACTGCAGATAAAATTAAAGAAATGACTGAGTACAGTAAGACTATGAAATCTGAAACGGATAGACAAATACTTATGAATGTAATCAGAAATTATTTAGGAGGTATTTAAGATGATATACGTGACGTCGGATCAGGAAATTAATTATGCCCCTAAAAATACTATAGAGGAAGTAGTCACAAACGTTGGAATGCTCTTAAGAGTGTACAAGGAAGAACAGCCACTCAACCGAGATTTCAGCTTTGACTCAGATTTAATAGATAAAAATATTACTGTTGTAGAAAACAAAATGATGTCTCGACTGCTCGAAACATTCAGAAAGTATGAGCCACGGGCAATATTAAAAACTACACAGATAACAATGAAAGACAAGTATAGGAATGAATTTGAAATTACATTGGGAATTGAGGTGATAGAGATTGAGTGATTTTGAAGATTATGAAGTAATTGATTCGGATGCATGGGAAATAAAAAGAGATATGATAGACAAGTTTCAGGAACTGAGCGGAAGAACTTTGACTGAAGCAAGTCCTGAGACATTAATTTTCAGTACAGTTGCTTATCAGTTAGCTTTGCTTGAAGAGAAATATAATGATGACATTAAGCAGAACTATCTGAGATATGCCAGAAATGAAAGACTTGACCTGAAAGGAGAAATATATGGGAACAGAGGTAAAAGGCTGGTAGAACAACCGGCAATAGCGACTTTTAGATTTTATATATCTTCGATACAGGCAATTGACATAGTTATTCCTAAGGGCTCAAGAATACGTTACAATGAACTTTATTTTGAAACAAATGAGGAATACAAGATATTAAAAGGTAATTTATTTGTTGATGGAAAAGCTACATGTAATAAAGCGGGAACAGTTGGAAATGGAATACCAGTCGGACAGATAAAAGACATGGTGGATATATTTCCGAACTATGAAAAGGTAGAGAACATAACTGAAACTAATTCTGGAACAAATGAAGAAGCGGATGAAAGCTACAGGGAAAGAATAAGGGAAATTCCTGAATCTTTCACAACAGCAGGCAGTTCTGGAGCTTATGCATTCTGGACTAAAACAGCAAGTACAAATATTATTGATGTCAAAGTCCATTCGCCAAGTGCTACTAATGTAGATGTCTATATTTGGACTGACACAGGCTCAGTAAGTCAGGAGCTTAAGGAAAAAGTAAAAGCAGTACTAAATGACGAAAATGTGCGTCCTCTGACTGACAATGTAAATATCAAAGAGCCAAATAAAATCAGTTATAGTATAGATTTTGATTATTATATTGATAAGGATAATGAAACACTTGTAAATATAATAAAATCTAATGTTGATAAAACCATTCAGGAATTTATTAACTGGCAGAAAGAAAAAATAGGTAAAGATATTAATCCGGATGAACTGATTAAAAGATTAAAAATTGCTGGAGTAAAAAGAGTGGTACTAAGAAGCCCTGCATTCCAAATATTAAATTTTAATCAGATTGGAATAAATAAGGGTATAACAAGTAACTATCA